ATTTTAGATGAAATTATTTCACTAATATCAGAAATTAAAGATAATGAAATTATTGATGATATTCATATGATTTCTACCCATATGAGTTTGATTGAAAGACAAATCAACGGCAAGAAAGATATGAGAACAATAGTATCAACAAGTAAAAGTCTTTGTAGGAGGGCAAAAAGAATTATGATGTTCATAAAGCAAAATTACGATACGAAAGTTTTTGAAGTGGAAGAAAAATATTTTGGAATATAATGAATTGGCGCTATAAAGTGCCCTTTTTTACTTGGTTCGCACTTACACTTTATGGTAAAATGACAGTGGGAAGGGGTGTTCGGGGTGTACAAAAACTTTTGTGCCTTTTATTTTAGAAAGGGTAATAGACTCCAATTTTATATCGCATTGGCCTCATTGATAATTTCCTTTGCTTTATTTACTGGATTGATTACTTCGAATTTTGAAGAGTCAGCTAAAAAACAAATTGAGCCTTACACACAATTTGTGGCGGCAATCTTCTTGGCTATCGTAGGAAATGCTATTTTCAATTTTTTTAGTGTTGAAATACCGAATTTTAGAAAACAAAGAATATTTCGAGATACATTAGATGAATATATAAATGATATTGTTTATGACACAGTAGAAATTATAATTTTTCCCAATTATGAAGGTAAAGATAGTAAAGATACAATAAAGGGAAACATAACATATTTAAATGGCAATCCTCAACAAAAAGAGAAGGCAATAAACGAATATAATAATCACATTGAAAAGATACTCGATATGATAAACAGAATATATATTCTAAACATAATAAGTAATGATGCATTAGACTGTTTAGAATCTTACAAAGATTATCTGCAAGAGTTTAGCGATTCGATTAAAAATACTCAACTTAAAGAAGTTAATTTTAATATGTTATATGGAGCAACCCAAGATTTAGTCTATTTTTTTAATCAATATGGAATAATAGAACATTTTCATATGCTTTATAAAACGAAACCTGATAAGCCAAAAAGGCGAATAAAGAAAGAAGTTCCCAGCGCTAAATAGCCTTACGTCAAACTCCCCCCACAAATGCGTGCTAAAATCCTTATAGTAGTAGAAGGAGTTAGTTTATGGACATAGCAAAGTATATTTTTGATATTGTAAGTACAGTTGCTTTGGTGCTTGTGACAATATTCTTAGGGGTTAAAGCTAATAAATTTAGCAAGCAAGCTAACGATTTAACCAAACTATCTTATCAACAGCAAAAGGAAATACAAGATACGCAAATAAAACTAACACTATTTAATAAACGATATGAAGTATATTCGTTTTTAACAAAAGAAATTTTGGAGGATGGTTTTTTTCAAAATCAAAGGAACCACGGTAGGTGTTATGAATATATGATGCTAGTTGATTTCCTATTTAATCGTCCTGAAGCTGAACAAATACAAGATAGGATAATTATATTAGATAAGGCTTTTGATTCAAAAAAATTTCTTGATATGTATACTGATATATCAAATACAGATGAAGATATAGCACGCTTAAAAAAAGAAATAGATAAAATAATCAAATCTGTAATCATTAAAATAACTCCATTATTTGAACCATACCTAACATTAATACCAAGCATAGAAAAAGCGGAAAATGTAACCACCGTTACGAAACCAAATAAAACTAAAAAGGCGAACAAAACACGGCCTCAAAAAGCACTCATTAACGACAGAGATACAGCTACCAATAATTAACTAAAAATGGGAACGTATTGTAAACATTTTTGACTTACCTTGACTTTCACCCCTCTTCTGCGTATAATATATAATAGAGGGGCATATATTGTCCAAAACAGAAAGGAGAGATGTTAATAAGGAGTTTTTTATGAAAGAAAAGCGCTATACTAATTTACCGTATTCCATGTTAAAGGAACAAGGCACGTTTCTACGTGGTCATTTTGATTTTTCACAAAAAGGACAGTTTCTATTTTTTATAACGAACTACGCCAAATTAAATTATGATTTAGAAGAAATATATAAAACTATTGATAATATGGATGTTATATCCGCTTTATCGTCTGAATTATATAAGCTAAAGTATTATTTACTTTTGGCTGATTTAACCGATACTCAAAAAACAATAATCGATATGTTATTAAAAGGTTGTTCATTTGAGTATATTGCAGAAGAGTTAAAATTAAGTATTCAGAATATGCACAATAATTTTAATGCCGTTTACAAAAAGGTTAAATTTGAAATTGATAAAGAAGACTATGATATGTGCTACACAAAAGCGTTTAAAGAATGCTCAAAATGTAAAAGTATGCTACCAGCAAACGAAGAATTTTTTAGTCCTAAAAAAGATTCAAAGGATGGACTACATAGTTATTGCCGCAAATGCAGGAATACCAAGAAGGTTTCATAGGATTGTGTCAAACAACCCCCAAAAAATGCCTTCTAGCGTGTATATATAGAGGATTTTTTTTATTGTAAAAATATGTAAACAAATATTCAAATTAAACCCAATTACCAAAACTAATTAATCAATGCGAGTATGCCGCGCTCTAATGCGGTTTTTTGCCGTACTTACGGCTTAGATTTTATAAGGTGAAAAAATGGAACTTGAGAACTTTGTATTCTATGGAAGCTTTAAAAAAACCATAGACGTATTACCAGAACAATTAGGCAATAAGGTACTTCGTGCAATTATTAATTATGGTACAGCCTACGAGTTACCTAAGATAAAACAAGATGACGCGGATAGCGCAATTGTTTATGCTATTATGCAAACTATAATCCCAAATATAGAAGCACAAAAGCAAAAATATGAAAATGGTTCTAATGGCGGTAGGCCAATTCGTTATCCGCAAGAAGATTTTGATATTTTATTCAATAGCGGTTTTACAAATTCGCAAATAATAGAGCGTTTAGGTTGTTCTGAAAAAACAGTTGAGCGTAGACGTAAAATATGGACTACAAGTAATGGAATAAATGATAAACCAGATACTCAGCAAGAAGATACTCAGCAACCTGATATTAGACATGAGAAAGAAGAAAGTGTCGGTTTTGACGGTTTTGACGGTAAAACAGAACAAGGCGATAGCAAAGAAGATAATGATTTTGTTTATTCTTATATTTCTGATTTATATCAAAAGCGTTTCGGAGATAAATACGATAAAAAGCATTTACAAAATACAATTAAAAATATTCTACAGGATGGTGCGAAACCTGACTATGTAAAAGCGGTTTACGAGCGCATGTTAGAAGATAAAACTTTCAGCTATCGCGAAATAAAAGATATATATAGATATATGAAAAGATATACCAAAGAAGATTTTAGTGATACGGATACATTTGATAATCCATTTTATGATGAAGACGAACCATTATAATTACCTTCCGCTACCGAGTCCTAGAGAGCATTGCAGGGTTTTCTAGGGCTACCGTAGTGTATTCGATTATTCATATATATGAATAAAACAATAAGCTTAGAAAGGCAATTTTGAGCTCCACAGGGGCATTGGATGAAAGGAGATATTAAGGTGATTAGATTTACCTAAAACCTAAATAAGGAGGACTCATGGCATATGCCAGCAAAAGAGAGAAGGCGGTTTTAGGAAAGAAAGGAGAAGAGTTATCACATCAGTTACTACGCCAATGGCAAAGAACATACGGCTATACCGACATACAAGACGTGAGCAAAGTTAAGGCGTTTCGAGATATTGATTGTGATTTCCAAGTAGTAAAAAAGGACGGAACAAAGGTATTAATTGAAGTCAAAACAGAAGAGGCTATAGCCGAAACAGGAAACATATATGTTGAAACTGTTACAAACTGTGACACGGGGCTTGCGGGGTGGTACTACAAGAGTAAAGCTGACAAGCTGTTTTACATAGACTGGCCTAATCAAATCCTGTACGTATTTGATTTTGATGATTTTCGGCAGGAAGTAGAATTGATAAAACACAGGCTACGGCTTGTAAGAGCATGGAGTCAAGAAGAGGATGGCTGGGAAAAAGAAACAGAGGGCTATCTATTGAATATAAGGGATTTCAGTAAATTTAAGTCTTACAGGAAGTTTATGATTTCATAAGGGGGTATCAGAAATGGTTATTGATTGGATAGTACTTGGGGTACTGGGATTTATATATTACTGCGAAGCAGAGAAGGCGGTAAAAATCGTAAGGAGGGAGAAATGGAAGAGGGAAAGGCTCGTAAGATATTCTCGTTAAATTTAATGGTTTTTGTGATGTACAAAACTGAAATAAGTCCAGAATTATTTTATTTGGTTGAAAACGGGAACGGGGTTGTTTACGCCACTTTCCCAGAGTGTGCGGCAGTAGGGGGCGCAATAAAAGCCTATAAGGAACAGGGAACGCAAGTTGAACTGAAAAAATACTTAAACTGTTTCGAGCAGATAAGACAGCGCATTAAACGCATGAGAGATGGCGGAGGGGCGGCTTAACTGCCGCTCTTTTGCCTTTAGGTGAGATATGGTTAACCAAGTTTCAGATATATTGGATGAGTTAAGGAAAATGAACGCGAAGTTAGAAGTATTAAATTCCTTGCTATCGCAGGATAAGAAAAAGGTAAATAACAAGCGGGGGCTTTCAATAGATAAGATTGAAAAAGCATTAAGAGCTAAGAAAGAGGGTAAATAGCCCATTTAAGGAGGTTTTTATGAATGAAATGAATTTTGACGGCTGGAAAGTTACTTGCCCTGACAGCGATAATAGGGGAATTAAACAATTTGATTTTGTCTACATGGTTATTAATGATGGTATCTATTTTGGTTATGTAAATTCTATTGTAAAAAAACAATATTGTGATGTTAATTATGGAGTCTATAAAACAGAATATAAATACAAAATTGATGGTGCATACTATTTGGATAAAAATGTTTTTAAGACATTAGAATTAGCGAGAATGAATTTGTTGGAAGAGGGGGTGCAAAATGCCTAAGAAAAGAGATGGTTTACGGCCTAAGCAAGTAGAAGCGATAGGTTTAATGATAGATGAAGGGCTGAATTATACAGACACTTGCAAGGCTCTGAATATGAATAGAAGTACTTTGTGGGAATGGTTTGAGGATACAACATTTTCCAACGAATACAATAAAGCCCTCCGCAAAAAGATAAACGCTATTGGCAGTTCCGCAATTCAGATTATTGATGATTTAGCCAAGAACGCGCAAAGTGAAGCTGTCCGCATTCAAGCCGCCAAAGATTTAGCTGATAGAAGCGGCTGGAAGCCTGTAGAAGTAGTTCAAACGACAGGCGAGACAGTAATTGAAGTCAAAATAACACATAGCGAAGATGAGTAAATGTTCGCATTGTTCGTATAATCGAAGCAACTGATTATGAATCATCGAGCCAATTTTAGGGGTAAATTGGCATAAAACAAGAACATTGTTTCGCTATCACTTGAATTTTGACAGTTTGAGTGTAAATATTAGCACAAAAAGGCCATAAAACCAAAGTTTTATTTGTTTATAAATTATATATTTTCATATTTGTAGATATTTCACTTAGGCTATCAGCAAGATACATTTTAAAGGCTGAATATAGTTCATCGGTGGACGGGTTTTCGACATTATTGTGAAGCACTTTCGATAAATAATTAGGAAATGGTGCATCTCCTTGAAGATAATTTCTTAGTTGCTCACAAATGTCGCATATTCTTTCAGTAGAATTATTTTCAAATAATAAATCTACTTTATGCTTCATAATAAATAAATCGTCAGCAATTTCTAGATTAAGGAAACTGTTATCGGGTATTAAGTCAAGAAAATACCTGAAAATTTCATAGCGCTTTTCAAATAAACTAATTTTAACTTGCTTCTCCTGAATCGCTTTATTATGTTCGTCCATTTTCTTTGTACGGATTAAGGTAATGACGCTAACAACACCAGAAGCAATAAAGCCAGCAATAGCAAAGATAGCAAGAACAAAGTTTGATGTGATATTCCAATCAATAGGCATATGAACAACTCCTACAGAATATTCGATATATCCATAATATTCCTAAACAGGTAACAAAACAAGACAAATATATACATAATTCTCAGGTGCCGCCATACTGGGCAGCTTTTTTATTTAAGGGGGATTGATGGAACTTAGAATAGATAAGAACATCTTCAATGATAAATTCTTTCCCTTCCTGTTTGACTACAGCCAGCGCTACAACATCTATTACGGAGGCAGGGGTAGCGGAAAGTCCTACTTTGTCATAGATAAGCTGGTTATCAAAGCCCTAAAAGACAAGCGTAAGGTTCTATTTATCCGCAAGACAGCCGCATCACTAAAGGACTCGTTGTATACCATGGTGCTTGAAAGCCTAGAGAAGTTGAAGATAAAGCAACTCTGTATTATAAGCAAAAGCACTTATACAATAACCTTGCCTAACGGTAGTGTGTTCTTATTTAAAGGCTTGGACGATAGCGAGAAAGCCAAAGGTATAGCAGGGATTACGGATATATTCATAGACGAGGCCAGCGACATAACCTACGAGGACTTTAATGCGCTGGATAAGAGCTTAAGACACGCCACAGCCAAAGGCCAGCAGATATACCTAGCGTTCAACCCAGTATCAAAACAGAACTGGGTTTACTGGTACTGGTTTAAGGATGGCAATAAGCCTGATACATTCTACTTGCACAGCACATACAAGGATAACCGATTTGTGCCGCAAGCTTTCATAGATAGCCTTGAATACACCAAGACAGTTAACCCGCAAAGGTACATAATAGAAGCCCTTGGAGAGTTTGCCAGCCTTGATAAGCTTGTATATCCATCGTTCGCTATCGAGGACTTTAACCCCGCAGATATAAAGGGCGGAAAGTACCAGTTTGGCCTTGATTTCGGGTTTGCCAATGATGAAGCGGCATTTATAGCCAACGTAGTAGACGAGGCCAACAGAAAGGTTTACATTTACGATGAGTTCTACGAGAAAGAGCTTACAAATGACAAGATAGCCGCCTTACTAATCTATAAGGGTTATGGCAAGGCTGAAATATATTGCGATAACGAGCCTAAAAGTATAGTAGAGCTTAGGCGATGTGGAATAGAACGCGCAAAACCCGCAATAAAGGGTAGTGATTCAGTCAATTTTGGTATTCAGCGCGTACAACAATATCAAATCATAGTGAGCCCAAAGTGCGAGAACACGATAATAGAACTTCAAAACTACAGCTACGTAAAGGACAAAAGCACAGGCGAGTACACCAATAAGCCGATTGACAAATTTAACCATTTGTGTGACGCTCTCCGTTACAGCTTTGGTGATATCAGGGGTTCCCGCCTTAAAGTAATGAGTAAATCAGCCTTGGGCTTATAGGGGGTGACAATGTACAAAATTTCAGAAGATACAGTTTTAACGCCAGACTTAATAAAGGCGTATATAGATAGACACAAGGCCACACAAGCCAGATTAAACAAGCTTAATGATTACTACGGGTGCAAACACGATATACTACAGCGCCAAACAGGAAGCGGCAAGCCAAATAACAAGCTGGTTAATCCTTACGCCAACTACATAACTGATATGTTTTGCGGGTATTTCATGGGCGAGCCTGTAGCCTATAACAGCGAAGACACGGAATTTATCGATGCCCTACAGGGCATTTTTAATTTGAACGATGAACAAGCCCACAATGCGGAACTTGCCAAGGATGCCAGCATATTCGGGGTAGCCTACGAACTTCTTTATTTGGATGAGGCGGCTAATGTATGTTTTGCACCGCTCGATAGCAGAGAAGTTATACCGCTTTACAGCGACAGCTTGAACAGTGAAATACTCTTCGCTATCAGGTATTACAAGGTTGAAAACATCCTTAGAAACACTTTCGTAACCAAGGTTGAAGTGTATAGCCCCAGCGATATAACCTATTACACGCTTGATAATGGGGCATTGAGTATGACGGGCACGGTAGAGCATAGCTTTGGTATGTGTCCAGTGGTGGAGTACCGCAATAATGATGAGCAAATAGGGGATTTTGAGCCAGTAGTAAGCTTAATTGACGCTTACGATAAATTAGAAAGCGATTCTATCAATGACTTTGATTATTTCGCAGATGCTTACTTGGCGCTTGTCGGAATGAGCGGCACGACTCAGGAAGATATAGCGGCAATGCGGGAAAGCAGGGTTCTTTTACTTGAAGAGAACGGAAAAGCAGATTGGCTCATTAAAGATACCCCAGATGCGCACTTGGAGAACATGAAAAACCGCATAGCGCAGGATATCCACACTTTCAGCAAATGCCCTAAATTAACTGATGAAAACTTTGCTGGGAATGCAACGGGCGTAGCTATGAAGTATAAGCTTATGGGCTTGGAAAATGCGACAGCCAAGAAGGAAAGGGCATTTAAGAAGGGCTTACAGCGCCGCATACGCCTCATAGCACAGATTCTTAATATACTGGGCGGTTCTTATGACTGGCGCAGTATCGATATCACATTTACCCGCAATCTTCCAGTTAACGTACAGGAAGCCGCAGAACTGGCGGCAAGCTTGCAGGGCATAGTGAGCGAAGAAACATTGTTGGCGCAGTTGCCGTTTGTGACAGATGTACAGGCGGAGCTACAGCGCAAGAAAGCCGAAACAACCGTAGAGCCCTACAGCATAGCGCCGCAGGAAGCACAGGATGACGAGTAGGGAATACTGGCTAGAACGGGATGCCGCAAATCAGGCATTTGTGGATAAAGAGGTAGCCGCGCACATGCGCCGCTTGCAGAAGCTATATCATTCTTCGCTATCGAAAATAGATAAACAGATTAAGGAACTATATTTAAAGTTTCTTGAAGATGGCGAAGTTGTCAGTACAACATCTCTATACAAATACGGTAGATTCGCACAACTAAAAACATTCACAGAAAAGGAACTAGGCATTCTGGGAACAGCGCAGGAAACAGAATGTTTTAAGACATTGGAGAAAATTTATCGCGAAGTATTCGGGAAAACCTATGACGCGCTGGGAACAAGCGTTAAATGGGGGTTTACGGAGCAAAGCCAGTTAGACAAGGTTCTTAACAGCGCTTGGAGCGGTAAACACTTTAGCCAGCGCATTTGGGCCAATACAAACGATTTGGCCTACACGATAGAGAAACAGATAAAAGACTTGGTGAGCATGGGGAAGATGCCAACCGACATACGCAAAGAGATTATGAACACATTCAATGTGGGCATAAATGAGGCTGACAGGCTCTTAAGAACAGAAGCTATGCATGTCTACAACGCTAGTGCCGCCAATGCATACCAAAACAACGGAATTTCAGAGTACATCTTTGTAGCGGCACACGATAGCAGAACAAGCGACATTTGCCGCCAGCATGACGGTAAGACATACAAATTCAGTGAAGCTGTAGCGGGTGTTAATATCGCTCCGCTCCATCCGAATTGCCGCAGTACCATTATTCCAGTTGTCACACTTAACATCAAAAGTGCTTCACAATTGAGCATGTTTTGATTACGGGGTTTTATAGGGACTTTCCCCGTAAAAAAAGTAACTACAGGGCTGGCAATGCCAGAACTAATACAAGGAGTTATTCACATGGCAGAAGATATCAATAAGGAAACGCAGGAAGGGTTAGAGGAAACAGAATCTAAAACTTACACGCAGGATGAGGTAGTAAAGCTACTTCAATCAGAGGCGGATAAACGAGTTACAGCCGCTTTGGAGAAGCAAAAGAAGAAGTACGAAAAACAACTTAGTCTTTCGGGGCTTGATGAAGCACAAAGAACACAAGCGGAAAAGGATATGCGTATTCAAGAATTGGAAGAGCGCTTAAAAGAGTTCAACACGCTTCAAACCAAAAACGAAGTTGTTAAGGTACTAACGGCGAGAAACTTAAATCCTGCCTTTGCCGATATTATAGCGATTGGCGAGGATATTGAGGAAGCACAAGCCAAAATAGAAACGCTTGATAAGCTATTCAAAAACGCAGTAGCCACCGAAGTTGCGCGAAGACTGAAAGGAACAGCGCCTAAGAGCGGAATTACATTACCAAAAGAAATAACAAAAGAAGATTTTCGAAAAATGGGTTATGCAGAAAGAGCAGAGCTCATGAAGACAAACCAAGAACTATATAACCAATTGAGGGGCTAAGAAGCCCTTTTTTAGTAGCGCCTACAGGCGCTTTTTTTATTTACAGGAGTGAAAACATGAGTTTAACGAAACTTGAAAATCTAATAAACCCAGAAATCATGGCTGACATGATAGCGGCTGAACTTCCTAACAAAATTCAGGTTGCGCCTCTGGCTAAGATTGACACGACTCTCAGCGGCAAGGCTGGTAATACAATCACTGTACCAAAGTACGCTTACATTGGCGAAGCTACAGATTTGGCAGAAGGTGTGGAAGGTGAGGCGGTTACGCTTTCAGCTACAAGCACAGAAGCCACAGTAAAGAAAGCTTTCAAGGCTGTTGAATTGACAGATGAAGCTGTTCTAAGCGGTTATGGCAACCCGATAGACGAAGCTAACAGCCAGCTTGCCAAATCAATTGCCAGCAAGATTGATTCAGATGCACACACAGCCCTTGCGGGTATCGCTTCCAATATGACATATGACGGGAAAACAGGCATTATCGGTTACGAGCCTGTTGTTAACGCTATCGATTTGTTCCAAGACGAGAACCAAGGCGAGAGTATGTACTTGATTATTCATCCTAAACAGCTTACGCAACTTCGCAAAGATAGCAAATTCATCCCAGCTACAGAAATGGGTGACAGAGTTATCGAAACGGGCGTAGTGGGTATGATTGCTGGCGCTAAGGTAGTTCTTTCTAAGAAAATTGCTACGGCTTACGTAACTGGCAGTTCTGGCGCTAAGAAATACATCAACTTCATTGTAAAACCCGAAGCTTTGACGATTTACATGAAACGTGATGTCAACATCGAGACTGATAGAAACGTACTCAGCAATTCTACGATAATAGCGGCTAACGTCCATTACACTGTCGTTCTTTCGAATGCAAGCAAAGCTGTTAAGTTTGAAGTTCTCGAAGTAGCGGCTGGCTAATGAATAAGGCGGGTAAAAAAAGATGGATACATTGAGCACAGTAAAAGCCCTGCTGGGAATTTCGGACACAAGCAAAGATACAGTATTAAACACTTTAATATCAATCGTAGAAGCAGAAGTTAAGGCTTATTGTAACATCGAAGAGATACCCGCCTTGCTTACAATCATTCTTCCCCAGATGGTTGTACAGAAATATAACCGTATAGGCGCAGAAGGAATCCAAAGCCAAAGCTTAGGGGGTGTGGCGGAGTCTTTCACAGATTCCTATACACCTTCCACTATCTCAGCGCTTAACCGTTATAGGCGGGTTCGGATAATTTAAATGAATCAAAGAATGAAAAAAGTAAAACTTCTTACCCAAACGCAAAGACAGGATGCATACGGCAAATTTTCCGCCAGCGCTACAGCCGAAACAGAAATAGAGATGGCAATAAGCACACTGACAGGAAGCAAGCAGAATTCAAACAATACATTAATCGTAAACAGTACTCATCTTGGGCTATCGATTTTTCGGAATATCAGCACTTCAAACCAAATCAAAGACGGAAGCGACATATACACGATAGACTACGTAAACGCCACAAGGCGCTATACGATGGTTTATTTAAATCTGGTGCGGGGAGATGCCGAACAGAATTAGCATTGATATTTCCGAAGTGGAAGATAACCTTCAAGAACTGCTGGATAAACTGCCTTCCAAGCTTGATGCCGCTATGAATACTGCTTGTTTGGCTGTTGAGGCAACAGCCAAGCGGGAAGCACCTGTAGATGATGGCTTACTACGAGCCAGCATAACGCACTACACAGATGTTGAGGAAGGCAAGGTTACTGGCTATGTCGGTAGTAATTTGGAGTATGCACCGTATGTGCATTCCGGCACGGGAGTTTTCGCGGAAAGCGGCAAGGGCCGCAAGGAAGTACCTTGGCATTATAAAGATGAAAAAGGTAACTGGCACTCTACGAGCGGACAGAAACCTCAGCCATTCTTGCAGAAAGCAATAGATGAAAACATGTCACAAATAACGGACTACTTTAAGGAGGTGTTGAAAAAATGATATTGCAGATTTTAAGCATTTTAAAAAATGATGAAGCCCTAAAACAATTGTTGGGCGCGAGTGAATCAGACAGCCGCATTTATCCATTTTCAGCCCCGCTTAAAGACAAGTGCATTGTGTATACATTCTCACCTGTTACCGATGACAAGATTCTCAGGCAAGACAGGCTCGAAGTGCGCACGATAGCGAAGGATTTGGAAACAGCTACAGCGATTGAAAGCAGGGTAAGAGCGCTTTTGCTGACACTTGGGGATACAGCCATACAGATTGGCTTAAACGGTGGCGGCACATTAGAAGATATGAAAACAGGAACGTATCACTTAATTAGTACGTTCATTTGTAAATATAGGAGTATATAATATGGCATTAACACAGCAAGTAATTCTTGGTAGTGGTGAGCTCTATATTGTCAAGTATGATGGCTCAGCTATTCCTGCTGACGCTACACTTGAAGTAGAGGCCAACCACATTGCAAGCATAAAAGGTGGAGCAAGTCTTGAATATAAACCTATCTTCGCAGAAGTTGTAGATGATAACCGCAAGATTCTTAAGCGCTTCATTACGTCAGAAGAGACCACGTTTAAATCTGGAATACTCAGTTGGAGCCTTGACATTCTACAAAAGCTTTGCGCCGCTTGCGACTATTCGGACAACGCGACAACTGGAATGGTAGAGCTTAAACTTGGCGGAAGAACTGAAATTGACGCTTATGTAATCAGATTTGTACATACGCTTTCGGACGGGAACAAGATAAGGGTTACGCTTGTAGGAACAGCTACAAATGGGTTCCAACTCGCGTTTAAAGCGGATGCTGAAACCGTCATAGATGCCGAGTTCAAAGCGCTATCGACTAGCGACGGCACACAAGTAATAATCACGCAGTCTTACGATATCGCGTAATTAAGCGGGGGAAGGGAAACCTTCCCCTTTTGCTTATAAAGGGGAGTAGAAATGAGTAACATTTTAGATTTGGGCGCTTTAACTGGAAACGCCACTTTTGATATCAAGCTTTTCGACGGTAGTATTCTGCACATCAAGAAACCTACCCAGAAGATTTATATGTTCTTCATGCAACTTGAAAAGCTGGGCTCTTTAAGTTCAGAGGAAACAGTAAGTACACTAAACCAGTGTACATTAATGATAATTAATCACAATTTGGAAGGTAAGACATTTGATATAGATTACGTGATAGATAACTTCGATTTAGGTACTATTACAGCCATTATTAATGCATACACGGATTTTATCAAGGAAATAAGCGATAACCATTTTACTTCCCGCCAACCAAGCCCACAGGCGAAGAAGGCGGCACCGAAGAAACGGAAATAATGCCAATGATTAGGCGGGTAGTTTCATATTCTGGGCTCAATTACTATGAAGTGCTGGAATTACCGCTTGATGTCTTCTTATTAATGCAAAAAAACAGCATAATTGACGATTTAAACAAAACAGAAGAGGGGCAGAAGTATTTAGAGGATTGTAAGAGATTAAATACAACTTCGCTGGATTTGAAAGCCCTTATGCAGTTCGACAAAAAGAAGTAGGGGGTGAAAATTGGCAAGTCTAGATTTAGGGGCATTGCGAACAGAGCTTGTTTTAGATGCCTCACAGTACCATAAAGAATTAAACAATTCCAAATCAAATCTTAACGGATTCGCAGATGATGTAGATAAAAATATTTCAGGCATAAAAACAAAAATAGGTGATGGCATAGGCAAAGCCGCCAAAACCGCAGGGTTAGCACTTGGCGCACTGGCCTTGGCTGGTGTTGCCGCTCTTGGAGCCCTTGCCGCAAAAGGCATTGACTTAGCTTCTGACTTAAACGAAGTCGAGAACGTAGTTAATGTCGCATTCGGTGACAATGCGCAAAAAATAAAAGACTGGGCTAGTAGCGCCTCAAATGCTTTTGGATTGAGTAAGCTTGAAGCGGAAAACATGACTGGAAGTATGGGCGCTATGCTCAAAAGCATGGGCCTAACCGCCGACCAGACAGTAACCATGTCGGAAGGTTTGGCTGGCTTGGCGGGTGACTTTTCAAGCTTTTACAACTTAGAACATGATGAAGCTTGGGAGAAAATCAGGGCAGGCATAGCAGGAGAGGCAGAACCGCTTAAAAGCCTTGGCATAAACATGTCTGTAGCCAATATGGAAGCCTACGCTTTGGCAGAAGGCATTAGTAAGCCTTATGCAAAGATGAACCAGAGCGAACAAACGCTTCTTCGCTACAACTACCTCATGAAAGTTTCAGCTGATGCTCAAGGCGATTTTGCCAGAACATCAAGCGGCTGGGCCAACCAAACCCGCATAGCCCAGATGAATATAGAAAACTTGGCCTCTGGTTTAGGAACAAAATTACTTCCTTCGCTAACGGGCGTGTTGCAGGAGTTCAACAAGGTAGCGCAGGAAAGCGGAGGAGATGCCAGCAAATTCATATCCAACATGGGAAGCATTGTTGATGCTGGTATGGCGGCAGTAGAAGAAATACTGCCTATTATAACTTCCCTTGCTACCGACATTATCAACGGCTTAATTACTATATTGCCTAAGCTCTTAGACTTGGGCGGACAAATGATAATTCAGCTTGTTATAGGCATTACTGATATGTTGCCGCAGATAGCCGCCGCCGCAGGAACGATAGTAGGTAAATTGGCGGCAGGAATAGTGACTCACTTACCAGAAATAGTGGGTTCATTCCTACAGGCTGTTCCGCTTATTATTGAAGGCTTTATAACAGGGCTGTTGGGGCTTGAGCCTGTCTATGGAAAGATGGTTGAAGAGTCCAAGAAGTTTAGGGAAGAGGTAGATAACCTACGTGATTCTGTTGAAAAAAGCAAACAAGCATTTGAAGATAATGTAGCGGAGATTAACACCAATTCAACTGTTGCAAACAAATTGGCGGATGAGCTATACAACCTTGCGGACAAGGAAAACAAATCGAACGCTGAAAAAGCTAAGATGAAGTCTTTGGTAACGCAACTTAACCAACTTATACCAAATCTTAACCTTAAGCTTGATGAACAGACAGGAAAACTTAACCTTCAAAAGAAAGCAATTTCAGATATCATAGCGGCTAAAAAGCAAGAGATTCTTCTTCAAGCATATGAAGAAAGGCTTATTGAGCTTTACAAAGAAAAAGTGTCCTTGGAAGAAAAGTATACAGAGGCTACCAATAAAGCAACAGAAGCTTCAAAGAATTTAGGGCAACAAGCCATAGAAGCAATGATTCCTTTCAATACGCCTACTTATGTTAAAGCCGCAGAAGACATGAACAACTTAAAGACGAGTATTGATGATAATACCGCCAGCATAACGGCACTTGAAGGCAAATATACAGAAGCTTCCGCGACTATGATAACGGCATCTACGGCTTCTAAAGATGCTGTTGTAACCAATGAACAGGCAACAACGGCAGAAACGGCAGAGGAGCAAGCCGCAAGGCAAAAGGCGCAGGAAGAATACGCGCAAAAACTTGAATCTACAACAAAAGAACATGTAGATTCGATGGGTAGCATTTACGATAAGGAAATAAAAACACACAAAGAAACAATTGACGAAGTAAAGAAAAATCTACAGACCCAGGTTAAACAATTTGAAAGCTGGCAAAGCAACATTCAAAAATTAGCTAAAAGGGTTCCTTCTGATGTTCTGGTAGAGCTTGAAAAGCTTGGCCCAGAGTCAGCCCCGCTTATTAAGTCATTAGTTAAGGCTAGTGACGCTGATTTGGCGGAGTTCGTTAAGGTGTGGCAAAGCAAAGGTACAGCCGCCAAGAACGCCGCTATAAGTGAATTAGGCGGCACTACAAACGAAGTTGACACATTAGTTTCGAATATCGGCACTTCGCTTAATAACACTTCATCCATAGAAACAAATGCCAAAGCTTTAGGTAAGTCAATTGATACCAAAATCAAAGAGGGTATTAACGATAGCAAGGAAAGTGTTGTAAACGCCGCCAACAATATTGGTGGAGCTATTATCGATGGAATGAAAAACGGCATGAGCGGTAAGTTGCCAAGCTTGCTGTCCAAAGCGCGTAGCATTGCAAATTCTGTGCTATCGGAAATTAAAAAGACTTACGGCATAGCCAGCCCTTCCAAGGTATTTGCCAGCATAGGCCAGTATATGGCAGAAGGCTTGAATTTGGGCTTTTCAAACCAGATGGCAAAAGTAACAAGCAACATGAATAAGCTTATGCCTGTTCCTACTTTCGATGCTAATGTGACGCTTGGTTATAGGGCCAGCACTCAGCAAAACGCCGCGATAGCGACAGCAAACAAGTCTGTTACCCAAAACAATTACTTCACATCGAGACAGTTAAGCCCATATGAACAGCAACTTCAAATTAGGAGGTTGAACAGAGATTTAGCGGGGGCAATAGGATAATGGAGCAATTTACTTTTACGAATAGCAAAGGCGATTCTATTACCTTTGGTTATGATACGGATTACATTTTAAAGGGATATGACGGATTAACAGCAAGTGAAATAGTGCCTATTACGGTTTCTGGTTATATGCAAAGCGGTAACACCTTTATTGACAATAAACTTGGTGTTAGGATTATCGGTTTGGCCTTCTACACGCAAGCGCCAACTATGGAGAGCTTTTACGAGAAGAGAAGATATATCGAAAAGGTGTTTAACCCTACTCTTGGGGAAGGTGTACTTACCTACACGAACGACTTCTTAAGCAAATCCATAAGCGCTGTAGTTTCAGCTTCACCTACGCCAATAGAAAAATTCGGCGGCTTTCAACTGTTCAATGTTGAACTGATAGCCAACAATCCATTCTGGTATGACACGAATATTAACGCACTTAAGCTTGGCGGCTTTATCGGGGGCTTAACATTACCCTTTGCATTTAACCCTTACATTACCCTAGCACAGAAGGGCGCAGTAGCTAACATCAATATCAACGGGGATGTACCTTCACCAATCAGGGTTGAGTTTAGGAACGATTCTACAAATCCAAAGCTTACCCTTGTTGACACTGGCGAGTTTATAAAGCTGGAAACAGAAATAGCAGATGGCGAAAAGGTAGAGGTTAATACGGCATACGGCAACAAAACAGCAATTCGGACAGACATTAACGGAACAAAAACAAGTGCTTATCATTTAGTAACGGCGGATAGCACTTTTTTTAGTTTGCCAGTAGGCGAAAACAGAATATCCTTTGAGGCCAGCGCAGGAATGGCAGAAGTTTATATTTACTGGCGTAACCTGTATATAGGAGTATAGATGGCAGAGATTAAATGCTACGTCTATAATTCCAATGGTATTTTAACTAAAAAGGGGATTATAGATGATTTTATCAGCTTCAATTTTAAAAGAAGCTATTCAAATATCGGAGAGTGGACGCTTGTTTTAGATGGCAATTCCCTTAATGCTCAGCGCGTTAAGGGAATGCAAATTATTAGCGTCTCTGATGGTGTGGCGGGTTTGGTGTACAAGTGCGAAGAATCCAGAAATGACAACCAGTATACCATAACCTATACGGGAGTAGAGCTCAAAGGCATAGTATCCCAGAGGATTATTATGCCTATTGCTGGTTCGGCCTATCAGGAGTACACCAACAAAAAACCAGAATACATAATTGCACAGTTAATCGCGCTACAGGTTATTGCGCCTTCATTGGCTGAAAGGACAGTGGCGGGAACTATTGCGCCTTACACAGAAGGAACGGAAAACATTAATTTTAGCGGTAGGTTTGACAACGTAGGGGATGCAATACAGACGATAGCAAACACTTATAATGTTGGCTGGTATGCGGACATTCAGAACAACGTTGTTGTGTGGCATATCTACAGAGGAAAAGACAGAAGAAAAAGCCAAAGCGCAAACAGCCGTATGATTGTAAGTTACGGCCTAGATAGCTTTGGAAATTCTACCCTTACGAATATAAACCAACTGCCTAACGTCGCTTTAGTAGCGGGGCAGGGGGAAGGCATAGGAAGAGCAACTACAATTGTTGGCTCTGGTGCAGGGCTGAATAGAAGTGAAGTATACATTGATGCGAGAGATATCAGCGATAGCGGAGAATTGGTAACAAGGGGAACAGAAACACTTGCTGACTATGGCGATTCTTTAACATACGGAACTACATTTTCTACGCAGTTCATCCAACAATACAGAAACCCGTACGACTTGGGCGATATCGGAACAATCGAAGACAGCAGACTTGCCACAGGAGAGGTTGACTTTAGGTTAACGGAAATAACCGAAGTGTACGAAAACGGGCAATTTAGGTTAGATGCTACTTTCGGTTATGATAGGCAAGGATTATCAGAGGCTATCAAAAGAAGTACGGGAAATACACAAAGCCTAATCAATACGGAAATAACAGAATATCAGCCCTATGACGCTGATTTAACATCAATTGCGGGGCTCACTGGTACATCAGGTTTCTTAAAGAAAACCGCCGCCAACACATGGGCGTTAACTAATCCTACTACTCTAGAAGGTTATGGCATTACAGATGCCATACCTTCAAGTGCTTCATGCAATAGGAACTGGCTTTGGCAAGGGCAAACAACAGGGCAACCTGACTGGGTATGGGGAGGTAATAATGATGCTGGCGGTGCGAATTGTTATGTGTGGAACCCCTCAAACTTCAATGTGGCGCGTTCTGTAAGGGCTGACATTGCCGAAAGTGGACGCATGAAATTTTTAGGCACATTCGCCAAAGATGTGTGGATTACATTATTTGATGGTTCAAGGGCGGGCGTTATATATGTTTACGGAAGTGACTTGGGTGCAGGGGTATTCTTTATGGACACAATATCGTATGCCGTATATAACGGTGTTGTCGTAATTTCACAAAAACAGTATGGCAACTGTGCCACTAGAGCTTATCAATGTTTAGGATGGCCTGTTGAATTGAAAATAGAAAATAACGGATTAGGGTGGGGATGGAATGTATATGTAATGACATTTACCCCTGATGGAGAATAAGAGAAAAAACTATAGATTACACACAATTAATTAATGGGAAGGCCAATCGGCCTTCCTTTTTTATGGAGGTTAAATGGCTAACTTAGATTTTTACGGCCTGTTTGATTTTGCATCAGGTGATAGCGACATATACCAATATACCAGCGCAGAATTATCAGATATATTAGGCAGTATTACAGGTGACGGTATTGTTAAGGACTATCTTAATATGCTAGAACCTACGCTATATGGGTACACAGTAAGCGTCGATACAGGCGCGGTTATACTTGGCGGCAGATTCGGTAAAAACAGTTCTTCTAAGACATTCACTATCGATGTAGAAACAAGCGGCAATAAACGCATAGACATTATTGTAGTCAGATGCAACATACCTAATAGGGTTATCGGTATTGAGAAGATAGTAGGCACAAGTACAACAGGCACACCTACAGAACCAAGCGTAAATTATACGGCAGATGTTAAGGAAATTATACTAGCTAGACTAGATATAAACGGCAGTACAGTAACTATTACAGACAGGCGTTCAAACTGGATTAAAAGAAATCAGAATGCGGTACAGGACGCTAGCGAAATTCTTACAAAAGTTAAGACTGTAGATGGAAGTGGTAGTGGCTTGGATGCTGATACCTTGGACGGTAACGAGGCTACTGCTTTTGCTACAGCGGCACAGGGAACTAAAGCAGATGGCGCATTACAGAGAAATAGCGGTGGATGGGTAAAAGGAACACTAATATTGGGAAATAGTCAACTATATCCATTAATAATACAAGATACACGTGGTAGATATTTAGGACTTCGATTTACTGGGGAACAATGGATTGCTGATTTAGTATCCGCTCCTACCGAATAAACGAAAGAAGATAAGCACCATGGACGCATCAGGGATTTTAGATTTTATCGCCCAATATGGGCCTTGGATGGGGCTTTTTGTGGGCCTATTCATTTACACGCTTAAGAACAACAACAAAAGGGAACAGGCAATGCAAGACACGCTTAATAAGTTTGCTGAATCTGTAGGCGACAAGCTTACATCAATCAGTACTGATATGGAAGCTGTAAAGGCTGATATCGAAGACATAAAAGGTAAGATAGACTAATGCACTAATGCACTAAAAAGCCCGCATACAGGCCAGAATGGGGCTTGTTTTATATGTTATAAAATAGTATTACGAAAATCATATGCCATTTATAAAAACCATTGTAAAATTCTATTAACAATTTAATAAATACCCATTACAAAAATATCGACAAAGTACTTGTCAAATTGCAAAAGCTTTGCTATAATCGTCAAGCAGGGTTCAAGGGCTACAAAATCAAGTGCTCTAGATTATGAGGTAATCAAGTGCTTTGATGAAAAAAGGCCCGCAAATAGGCGTTTTCATGACCCACTAGCTCAGCAGGCAGAGCACTTGACTTTTAATCAAGGTGTCCGGCGTTCGAATCGCCGGTGGGTCACCAGTAGCGAACATGCGGGCGTGGCGGAATTGGCAGACGCGCTAGACTTAGGATCTAGTGCCAATCGGCGTGGGAGTTCAAGTCTCTTCGCCCGCACCAGTTTTACTATATGCGGGAGTGGTACAGTGGTAGTACGTCGCCTTGCCAAGGCGAATGTCGCGGGTTCGAATCCCGTCTTCCGCTCCAAAATGTGCGGGTGTAGCTCAACGGTAGAGCCCCAGCCTTCCAAGCTGGTTGCGAGGGTTCGATTCCCTTCACCCGCTCCATAGAAGACCCGGAAGGGAATCGAAGCCTGAGAGGGCGTAATAAGCCAGTGGCTTATTACGGGCGAGACGCCTTCTACATAGGAATTCAGTGCGGCGAAGCCAAAAGGATGCGAACGAAAGTGAGCATACGCTCCCTTCACCCGCTCCATAGAATTCCCCAGAGTGGTGAAGGGAATCGAATCCCTTCTCCTCAAAAACCGAATATGCACCATTAGCTCAGTTGGTAGAGCACCTGACTCTTAATCAGGGTGTCCAGGGTTCGAGTCCCTGATGGTGTACCATATACCGAAAACCCTTCTTACAGAAGGGTTTTTTCTCTTTATTCTAAAAAACTTGACACCCTGATTATAGGGTGATATTTGATATGTATCAAGGTTACGGAATTTAACACCCTGATTATGTGTTTTTGATTTTTGAAAGGTGGTTACTATGGGTATTAAAGAATAATTTAGGTTTTTTTCGGTTTTAAATAAATAGCTTAGATTTTCTCTTTGATATAACGGGTAATTATAAAGAATTCTTAGGATAAAGGCATATAAAGAGCTTGGGCATGTTCATTGAAGATGCTACAAACATGCAACCCCCGGCGGAGTTTGTGTAGAAATAATTAATACATTATGGAAAATTAGTTGCCGAATTTCTTGCCATTATAGTTATTAAAAAGAAATTTATGGTAAATTATCAATAAAATAGTACAACTCAATTTCTTAAGGACATTTTGTTAAATAAGGAATATTAAAAAAGAAAACAAATAAGAACCAATAAATATCCTGGTTGCTTATACCCATTTCGATTTGTGTTTTTTATTGGTGTAAAAAGGGAATTTATGTTATAATTCTATTGTTCTTTTGGATATTTTAAAATATTCAAAAGAATGGTAAAGTCTATATGGCAAGTTTTATCCCGACAATTCCAGATTCATTTAATGGGAGCCCCGGAGAAGAACAAGTGTTTGAAGCTTTACGGCTTCTAAATAATGATTATTTCTTTTTTCATTCTTTTCAATGGATAGGTATTGGGGAAACAAGAAGATTCGTTCTATAAAGACAGACTAGAGGACTAGAAGCTACTAGCTTGAGTTTTTGGATTGTAATGAGCATCTGCGGCGGGCTGGTCGGTTTTGACGGCCCGCCGGAAAATGCTCGGCTATGGCAGTTAACGTAATAAGCCGTAAATAAGCTGCTGGCAGCTATGATACCCAACGAAACGGCCAGGGCTTTTACGCTTTTTATTAAGAATTGAATTTCGATTTTTCCTTGATATTGCTGGATTTTGCGCCCTAACCGTTATTTTATTACCCCTTACTAGGTGTTAAAGAAGGATGATTAAAGAGTATAGAAATCGCTAAAAGGTATTTAAACGCAACTTTTTATTAATTAAGCAGGCGAAATCAGGATTAGCCAATGATTTTGCGCTCTGTCAGTCAAGGATAAATATAGTGGTCATGTAGAAATGGCGGATATGATTACCTCGCGCTAATTTTAAGCGCTGCTGTGTCACCGATGCTGCCATGCATGCCGTTCTTGCCGTGCAGACTGAAAAACGTGGATGGGAACTTGCCAAGCAGGATTTGGCTCTTTACTTAAATTAGTTGAAATCACATTGCCTTGCTCACGAAATGCAGAAATTGCACAAATCTCAAGGAGATTATACAGTTGATAAAAACGGGAACTACGCTTAAAATAGAGTTGGAAAAGGTTGGCGGGCTCCACACCGTTAAGAACCTTAAAAGATTTCTTCTTCGTTCTTATGGTAAGGTAATCCTATGAAAACTACACAATTCAAAGAAAAATACGGGCAGTACGCATTGGTCGCCGGAGGCTCTGACGGATTAGGCTTCGCTTTTGCAGAGGCTATTGCGCGGCGGGGATTGAACTTGGTTTTAATTGCGCGTAAAGAAGATCGGCTGAAAGCGGCGGCGGCCCGGCTTAAAGAAACATATGATATCGATGTAATTTCTATAGCAGCGGATATGGCAGATTATGAAAATGTAAAAAAAATGATTGGCACGCTTAAAGTTTCAATTGGTTTACTTGTTTACAATGCTGCATTTGCCCCAATTGGTTTATTCGAAAATACAAGCGAAGATCATTTGGCTCTTGCCACGGCTGTAAATGTAAAAGCACCGCTGCTGCTCACAAAACTTTTATCTGCGTCGATGATACGGCAAAAACGGGGAGGTATTGTGCTGATGTCATCTCTTGCAGGAGCGCAAGGCAGCCCGAAACTTGCGGCTTATGCGGCCACAAAATCATTTAACGCCATATTAGCCGAAGGTCTCTGGAAGGAACTGAAGCCGCACGGAATCGATGTGCTTGCCTGCTGTGCCGGTGCAATTCTCACGCCCGGCTATCAGCAAGCTGAAAAGACTAAACCAGCGCCCGGAACGCTTAATGCCAATAAAGTCGCTGAACAAACATTGAATGCTTTAGGAAGAGGTCCTGTGATCATTCCCGGAGCAATAAATAAAGTCGGCCGTTTTATACTTGCGAGGGTTTTGAGCAGAAGAGCCGCAATTGATATAATGTCGAAAAACACCGGAGGTTTGTCATGA